AGCTGATATTCTTAGGTCAATTATTCCAAACCCTTTTTCAACCCAACCAAAAACCAAAGTAAAATTATGATCGACAAAACCCACTCATTCAAAACCAGTGACGGCAGAGCTGCGTGAGGCACGATCATTTCAGCCAAAATAATAAACCACTGAAAAATGATATGAAAACAGATCAACCCAATGAAAGTTTAGTCCAACAGGTTCAAAACCGCGCCGTGATGACTGAGGCAATGTCATCCCGATCCGTTCAAGAAGTCCAGGCCGCGCTCGTAGTAGCCAAGCGATTTCCTCGTGACGAGTTCACCGCCATTGAAAAGATCAAAACCGCGTGCAAGCGCAGGGGGCTCGCTGAGATGGCCGAATACGAATACAGCCGCGGCGGCACGAAGATCACTGGCCCGACAATCGACCTTCTAAAAGCCATCGCCAAACGGTGGGGGAATCTTGACTTCGGATGGCAGGAGCTTGAGCGAAAGGACGGTGAAAGCAGTGTCCGGGCATTCGCCTGGGACATGGAGAGCAACGCCCGCATGGAAATGATTTTCACCGTGCGACACTGGCGCGACACGAAGCAGGGCGGATATGCCCTGACGGACGAGCGGGATATTTACGAGGCCACGGCTAACTTTGCGAGCCGCCGAGTTCGCGCTTGCCTTGAATCATTGGTTGATGGCGACGTGATTCAGATGGCACAGGAGCAATGCCGGCTCACATTGAAGGGCGATGGAAAGGTTCCGTTGATTGACCGTGCGCGGCAAATGGTCGCGGCGTTCGCTCCGCTTGGCGTCACGGTCCCGATGATCGAAACCTTGCTGGGAAACAAGTTGGACGCGATCAGTGAGAACCAATATGCGAAAATGTTCCGCATTCACAAATCACTCAAGGACGGCGTTGGAGAAGTGGCGGACTTTTTCAAAGGCGAGCCGCTGGTGAAGGTTGAAGGAGAACCTGACGTCCCGCCGGCGGACGGTGGAAACCAGGAAGCTCCGACTGAGAAGCCTACGGTTCACGTCATGCCCGACGCGAAGGCTAAACCAGAGCCCAAATCTACAATCGGCGTCATTCAAGACAGCCTCGCGGCATTCTGGACCGATGCGAAATGCACATTTGACGACTTCAAGCGGTTTCTGGCTGAGGACTATTGGGACCCGAAAACATGCGCATCGTCTGGCATGGATTCGTGGCCGGACTTCTCCGCAGTTCCCACACAACTCGCCCGGACGCTCATGCGGGCAACCAAGGGGATGTCGGAGTGCATCGCGGAAATGAAAGGTGGTGTGAAATGAAACCCGAACACTCCATGATCGTCCGAAACGACGCCGCACTCACAGTCAACTTCACCGCCGAGGCTGAGGCGCTCAAAGTTCAAGCCTTGGACATCGCGGCCACGATTGGCCGCGTCACCAGTGTTGAGGAACAGGCCGAGGCCGTTAAGGCACAGCAATCCCTTCAAGGCATCCTCGGACAAGCTGAGAAGGCGCGGAAGGCGTGCAAAGAGCCGGTGCTGGACTTCGGGCGCAAGATCGACGACGCGGCCAAGGGATTCATCCAGGAACTCAAGGACGAAATGGCCCGCATTTCCACCATGGTTGGAACATTCGTCCAGTTTGAGCAAAAGCGCGTTCAGGCCGAGGAACAGGCCCGCAACGAAAAGCTGCTGGAGATCGAGCGCGAGAAGGCCCGAGCCCTAGCCAAAGCCAAAACAGAGGCTGAGGTTGATGCTGTGCAGGAGCACTTCAATAACAAGGCTGCGGCTCAAGCCCCACCTCCGGAGCCAGTCGCCCGCGTCGAAGGCCAGCGAGTCACCCAGGACTGGGACATCATCGTCAGTGATATTCACAAGCTGTATCGGGCTTACCCGACGTGCGTGGACCTGACGGCGCGCAAATCTGAGATCAAGAACCTACTCAAACAGGGCATCACGCCGCCGGGGGTGATTGCGACACCTGTTGCGCGGGCAACCGTCACCAACGCCGGCCAGAGAGCGTTCATCGAAGTTTAACCCCCAACCCCGCCCCTAAAACCGCCGTCACAGCCCAGCCAGAGGCTAAGACGGTCAATCCTTAACGATAGAGAGGAACTAAAATGAAGCGTGATCGTAAACCATCATATTCAACAATCAGACGCATGGTGCGGTACTACCGACACATCATTGATAACGACCCAGATCCATTGGTAGGGAGAATCGCGCAGGGCATGGAGACGGCCTTGCGTTGGGCAACCGAGGTCACACATGGTTGGAGGATGAAGGAAGAGCCGGATTGTCTTGCCGATTGTGCCCGGTTGATTGACGGCATCGCGGAAACCAAACCCCGCCAAAAATAAATCGTGATCGCCCTTGACGCCCCCATGAATTTATGCGAGCCTTGAAATTGTTCGGATGCAGGAATGAAAAGCCTGCGACAGAGCACGCTGAATTTAAGTCCTTACTTTGGCCGTTCAGGTATTGCGAAGCCGCCCTCGGGCTCGCACCGCTTTCTGTCGCAGCGGCTTTTCAACCTGAGCGGCCTTCTCTTTGGCTCTTCCGAATCGGCTGTGTCATCCGCGAGCAACGTCCTGCGACAGCGACGACTCGGACAAACCCCGCAAGGGGATGGAGTAGCAGACCGCGCCCCGTAACCAGGCTGCAAGCTACCGGACAGCCACGAAGGGTGATGCGCGGAGGGAGTAAAACGCTATGCGCTTGGCTCCAGATCGTTAAAAGGACACACCCGGACAGGGAAAGCTGTCGCTTTCACCAGATCATTAAAAGTTATGAAACAAGACTTCATTCCATATCCATCAACTGAATCAGAGTTTGAAGTTCAAGCGCAGTTGTGGAGACTCTTAAAACAAGGAGGCTTTACGGAGCTGTGTTTCGTCACGGAGGACGGACAGAACAGATACAATAACCATGACCCCCACCCCTGAACAACTCGAAAGCCTGCATTCCACGTATTGCCGCCTAACCGGCTTTGACCGCCCGCTGACGATGCAGATGCGATACAAATGGGAACGCTGGTGCTACGAGGGTCACACTGCGGAAGAGCTGGAGCTGGTGCTGAAATATCTCATGCGCCAGGTTTATACTGTGCGCTGCCGTCAAAAGGAATGTCTGTTGCCACGCAACGTCATCGAAGACACAGAGCAATTTGCAGACAACCTGTTGATAGCCCAGGCGCAGGCGCGGACACCAATGGCCACACCTAAATCCAAGCTGCTCACGGCTACCGGCAGACCAGCGACCACGCCAGACGCGGTGAAAACTCCGGCGCAGATCCTGGCCGGCGCAAAGGCGGCTGAGGATTTTCACAGGATGGGAAAGGAATTATGAAAGCTGAAACATTGAAACAGTTTAATAATATAAAAGCCATAACAGGCAATGGATCATGGTGCCCTATAGATCGGCTCCTTATCGAACGCGGGCGTTTGCTGGAGGCGTTGGAACTTCTCTTCGGCCTGATTGAATCAGAAGAATTAGTGCGGAACATTTCGCGTGATAGTGATCCTAACTGGCACGTTAGAATGATCGGTTTCACATCAACATTAAACAAATCCAAGGCCGCCATCGACTTTGCTGAGGCGGATGAGGAGACCACACCATTCAGTTGATACCCACAGCCTTTTATATTGGGCTCGGACCTCCGATGGTCAATGGTTTATGAAACAACACCCGATGGAAAATATGTCAAGAGTGGTTAAGAGCCGGAGACTAACTAATTCCAATCAAAACAAGTATGAACCACCAAAAAGCAGCCGTGCTCGCTGTGCTCCAGGACGGGCGCAAGCAGATTTATGTGAGGATGGAAATATGAAAGAACGCCCAATTCTCTTCTCCGCGCCAATGGTCCGCGCCATCCTCGACGGAAGTAAAAATCAGACGCGCAGGATCGTGAAGCCGCAGCCGCCAGACGGATGCACCGTCGGATGGTCCGCGTTCTCCGGTGAGAATAAGATTGGGTGCCGCAGTTACGCCATCCCTCACCAGTCCTTTATCAAATGCCCCTACGTCATGCGGCAAATACTTTGGGTGAAGGAGACTTTTTATTATGACATTTGTCCCTATGCCAACGGCGGGTCGCTCAAGGTGAAACCTGACGACTTCATACCCGAACATTTTTACTATCGGGCGGACGGAACAGAGTTTGAGCAAATCCCTGAATGTGAAGGCAACGCTAAATGGCGTCCCTCCATCTTCATGCCGCGCTGGGCCAGCCGGATCACGCTTGAGATAACCGAAGTGCGGGTGGAGCGGTTGCAGGATATTTGCAAGAATGACGTAATTGCCGAGGGCACACCTGGCTTTGAACTTGAAAAGACATCCGAAGATGAAGCGCGTGCTTGCTATCGTGAACTTTGGAAATCCATCAACGGCAAAGGCTCATGGCAGAAGAATCCGTGGGTGTGGGTTTTGACGTTCAAACAAATATGAACCACCAAAAATCAGCCGTGCTGGCCGTGCTCCAGGACGGGCTCAAACATGATACCAAGCAGATTGCCAACTATGCCTGCACCACGTCTGATACGGCGACCACCGTGCTTCGCAGGCTTGTGCAGTCTGGCATCGCCGTCCAAGTCCATCCCGCGATCAAGGCCGGCAAGTTGAGCACGCCGGCGGTATGGAAAATAGAACCGCGCTTTCAATTCCAGCATGAATTTGAATTGAGACAGAAGGAAAAACTGTGAACTACCAAGAGTTTATTGCGAAGAAGCGAATTGAGGATGTTCCGACTGGATTTGGTGCTGATGGAATATCAGATCAGCTTTTTGATTTTCAACGCGACATCGTTCGGTGGGCATGTCGGCGTGGACGAGCGGCATTGTTTGAGAATTGCGGGCTTGGGAAAACTCCGCAGCAGCTTGTTTGGGCAAATCAGGTCTTAGAAAAGACTGGGCGCAATCAAATCATTTTCGCCCCTCTTGGCGTGTCCCATCAAACTGTTCGTGAGGGTGTGAAGTTTGGGATCGATGTGCATTTGGCTGCGAGTCAGGACGATGTTCGGCCCGGCATCACGGTCACGAACTACGAGAAGATGCACAAGTTTGACCTGTCGCAGTTTGGTGGGGTTGTGTTGGACGAATCCAGTATCTTAAAATCCTACGATGGCGCGACCCGTAATTTAATCATCACAACAGCCGCCCGAGTTCCATTCAAACTGGCCTGCACTGCGACACCCGCTCCGAATGATTATATGGAACTTGGCAACCATGCGGAGTTCCTGGGCGTGATGTCTCGCCCTGAAATGCTAGCGACGTTCTTCGTCCATGACGGCGGCGACACGGCCAAATGGAGATTGAAAGGCCACGCCGAGACCGAGTTCTGGAAATGGCTTTGCTCATGGGCGGTGAACATCCGAGCGCCGATTGATCTGGGCTACGAGAATGGAAATTTCAATCTGCCCGCACTGAACATGCAGCAGCATATTGTCCGGTCGAATCAACAACTGGACGGTTACCTGTTCGCACTTCCGGCATCATCGCTTCAAGAGCGTCGGGATGCCCGGCGTGGATCATTGAGTGAGCGAGTTGAAAAAGCCTGTGAACTGGCTGATGACAATCAGTGGGTATTCTGGTGCAATCTGAACGCTGAGAGCGATGCGTTGACAAAGGCTCTGGACGCGAAGGAAATCCGAGGGGACACATCCGAGGAAGAACGCGAGCGGATCATTCTTGGATTCCTGGATGGGTCTGTGAAGCGGGTAGTGACCAAGGGTGCGATCTGGGGTTTCGGAATGAATCTTCAATGCTGCTACAATACCGCGTTAGTCGGAATATCGGACAGCTACGAAATGTTCTACCAGATCATCCGCCGGTTTTGGAGGTTCGGTCAGACCAAGCCCGTCAACGCGCACGTTATTATCAGCGATCTTGAGGGTGCTGTGCTTGCCAACATAAAGCGTAAAGAAAAGGACGCTGAACGCATGGCTGATGAAATGGTCCGGCACATGGCGAGTATTTCCTCTGTCGAAATAAAATGTCAGTCAAGGCAAACAATCGGCTACAACCCGATAACCCCAATGAAACTCCCATCGTGGATCAAATTGAAATGAAAACGAACGTGCTTAATCAATCGGAAGGAAAGAACTGGTCGCTCTACCACGGCGACTCCTGTGAGATCGTGAAAGGAATCCCGGACAATTCCGTGGGCATCTCCATTTTCTCGCCACCCTTCTCATCGCTCTACGTTTACTCAAACTCAGAGCGAGACATGGGCAACAGCCGGAGCGATGCGCAGTTCATGGAACACTTCTCCGCGTTCCTGATGCCAGAACTGCTTCGCGTGACGATTCCCGGGCGTCATGTAGTTTTCCATTGTGCGAACGTGCCAGCGATGAACGAACGCGACGGATACATCGGGCTGAAACACCTGCGCGGCCAGTTGATTGAGAGATTTATCGGGGCTGGATTCATCTTCCACTCAGAGCATGTGATTTGGAAAGACCCATTGATTGAAGCAACGCGGTCAAAATCACTCGGACTGATGCACAAACAGTTGATGAAGGACTCAAGCCGGTGCCGTGCTGGAATACCCGATTACTTGATTGCCATGCGTAAGCCCGGAGTCAATCCCAACCCCGTTGCACATGAGCATGGTCTGTTGGATTTTGTGGGAGACAACCCGCCCATCGGAGGCGTGATGTCGCATGAGATTTGGAGGCGATATGCGTCTCCGGTATGGATGGACATAAACCAATCGAACACGCTTCAAAAGGCGAGTGCCCGCGAAGAAAAGGACGAGCGTCACATTTGCCCGCTTCAACTCGACGTGATTGAACGCGCATTGGTGTTGTGGAGCAATTCAGGGGACGTTGTATTTAGCCCATTCGCTGGCATTGGCTCCGAGGGATTCCAAGCGATCAAGATGGGCCGGAAGTTCATTGGTGTTGAACTGAAAGAATCATATTACAAACAGGCGCGGTTGAACTTGATGGCTGCGGAGGAACAATCAATCGAACTTTTATGAACCCATTCTCAAACTGGACGCCAGCCCAGGTCGCGCAATGAAATACAAGCCACAGATCGTCCTGGCTTACTTCGAGGAATGCGGGTTACCTGAGCCGATCCTTGAATATAAATTCCACCCGGTTCGCAAATGGCGGTTCGACTTTGCATGGCCGCAGTTCATGGTCGCCCTCGAATGTGATGGAGGAATCTGGATCGCTGGCGGGCACAACCGAGGCGCGCAAATTAAAGCGACATGGGAGAAGGAAAATGAGGCAAATATATTGGGTTGGGCGATTCTCAAATGTGAACCCAAAGAGCTTTGCACACAGGCGACGGTTGAGATGATTCGTGCGGCGTTAAAACGTCCTGCGATAGGGCGAAAACAACTCTGTTAAAACACCATGACCCGCAACCAGTCCATCTCCCACAGTGAACAGATCGAGGCGTTGAACCGTGATTTTGAGTTGTGGTGGATCGAGGTATGGCCATCAATCAGACCATGTGATTTCACGTTGAATGAGCGCACAGCAAAGTTCATTGCATGGTTGTCATGGATCAAGTGCAATGATGTGCTGAGAAAGAGAATGAGATGATTCTCATCAAACTGAGAGGGGGATTATTGGATGGAACTACATTCTATTTATTCGTTACGCCACCGATAATTAGAATCCCAATACCGGAGATGTTTGCACACGTGGATCAGTTAATTCTTGCTGTTGGCGAAGTAGTGCAATACCGTCTCGCTCGACGATTCAAGAACATTGCAATCTACGTATGAGCAACAGACCAGATGACCACGCTCATGGCCGCTTGGCCTCCCCAAAGACCATACACACGAGTGAGGGTGGCGTGTCAAGCATAATCGAATGAGTAACACTATCAGCATGAAGCGTAACACCGATGGAGTGCGAATGGCGAAGGTTCTGTTCACGCCCTTTTTGATCGAACAGGTGACCATTCGTGACCTCGAGCCGCAGTGAAACCATTTTTATGAAATCTCGACAAAAACACAAACTGCTCGACGTACCGATGCAGAATCTCGTGATGCTGAAAAGGAATCCCCAATATTTAACGCCGAGTCAAATGGACAGCCTTAAAGCCTCAATCAGACGCGACGGGTTTTGCGTGCCGCTGCTGGTGCGAAAAATTTCCGGTGGGCGGTTTTCCATCGTTTCTGGAAATCATCGTTACATGGCGTCAAAGGAACTTGGACTCAGTAAAGTTGCATGTGTGGTGACCTCAATGTCCGATGGCGATGCGAAGCGACTGGCTGTCAATCTCAACACGATTCACGGTGATCCGAACGTGGAACTACTTGCGCCGTTTTTGGCAGAGATGAATGACGAAACATTGAGTCAGATTCATCTTGAGGATGACATTATGCTGGAGCTTCAGGAATTTGATAAACATTTGGCAGATCGTTTGTCGCAATTGGAGCCGCCGGATTCAATCAATCGCGATTCCGTGGGTGCGAGAAACACAAAGAGCGGGGTCTGTATTTGCCCCAAATGCGGAAAGGGTCACCTTAAGCCATGAACTGCCGATGCGCGTGTGAGTTCTCAGTGAAGCTGTTGCGTGAAGATGATTACGTCGTTTTCAAGCGGGTGCTGGATCGTGGTAAGCATCCGGCTTTTGTGGGGAGAGAAACTTTTGGAAGGCAGACTCGCAACGGTGGTGCGCTGATGTATTTATTGGATGATCAGATCGTCGCGGTGTCGTTAGTGAACGCGCATCACGGAGTTTTGCTTGCACTGAATATTGTGCCACAGCATCGCGGACATGGAATAGGATCGGCGATTGTCAACTTTCTGATGCCAAACTTCGCTCGGGTCGTCAGCGATAAAGTGGGCTGGTTTGAGAAGCGCGGATATGTTAAGGTCGGATCAGAGAAGATGGGGAGATCGCTCAAAACGCAAATAATGGTTCGGCGGGAATTGCTGTCGCTGGCGGGGCGGCTAAATCGACTTCAAAAAACGAGAGTTTCCCTACCAGCGGCCGAAAAGCCAAGTATTGTGCATTTGCGAGCACAAATCCAAACGGGCCGAAAAACCAAGGTGAAGCGTGACTTGTGACGCAATCTACAATTTCACACGAGCCGATAATGCCGCCAGTGGGTAAAGTTATCGGAAGGTGAATTCCAAGTTTATAAGCAAATTTAAATCCGACAGGATCAATGATTTTTCCGGCGTGAATGAGCACCCTGCCACGCAGCGACGCAAACCAGGTTCGGTTCTCTATGTTTTTATGACCGAGCACAATAAGGCTTGCCCACGGCTGTCGGACGGATAAGCATTTCATGCGTGTGATTATGTCGGTTTGAGATTCAAAGTGCAAGCCGCCAATTACGTTCTATGCCAATGATTACCGAAGAAATTCTGCGTCGCATAAGGCTTTTGATCGACGCCGTCAAGCGAACCGATCAAAAAAGGAGATTAACCCGCGAGCAGAGCGATTTAATTGATGCCATAGCACCGAGCGAGCGAGGACGTGGCCGGGGAATAAAACAGCTTCGCTGGACGATTGGTCAGGCCGCGCAGGAATTCGCCGTGGATCGAAACACCATCCGCTCAGCCCTGACGGTATCAAATGTTCAAGCTGGAAAGGATAACTGCTTTTCAACAATGCAAATTCACAAGGCCCTGACAACGGACTTTGATTTTGAGAAAACACGCCTCACCAAAGCACAGGCCACCTTGGCCGAGGCCAAACTCGACATCCTGGAGAACAACTGGTTTCCACGCGAGGGGGTCGAGCGTGTTTTGGAAACGATCATAATCCTGCTGCGCAACAAAATTGCTGAATCGGAATTGCCCGAACACTTAAAAATCGACATTTTGAAGGATTTAAAAACAGCCACCGCTGATGAATACCTCGTCGCAAAAGTTTCTGAACTCGAAGATTCCGAGGCAGAAACTGAACCTGCTTGATCTTCCAAAGACGCTGCCAATCTGGGAATGGGCCGAGCGCGAGCGCCGGCTGGATAGAAACGTCACAGCCAAGCCGGGCCGATACCGGACGGAGATCGCACCATACCAGAAAGAGCCGCAGGAAGCGTTGACCGATTTAGAGGTGCAGGTCACGGTGCTTTATTGGGCCAAGCGGCTGGGAAAGACCGAGATTGCGAATAATCTGATTGGGTCAACTGTTTGTCAAAACCCGAGAAATATCCTTGTTGCTTACCCGACTTTGGATTCCGCGACGAAGTGGAGCAAGCAGATGTTGACGCCGATGATTCGCAGCACGCCGGCACTGCATGGAAAATTTAAGGATTCAGGGACGCGGGATGCAAACAATACACTGCTCGCTAAAAACTTCCCCGGTGGCACGGTGACAATGATTGGCGCAAATTCGCCGAGCGGCTTCCGACAGATTCAGGCTCCGATTGTTTTCTGCGACGAAATTGATTCGATGGAGAACGGGCCCGAGGGCGATCCGGTGACTCTGGCTTTTGGCCGGGCTGAGAACTATCACGATTCAATTCAACTGTTGGCGAGCACGGCCACGATTGAGGAAACATCACGCATCGAGGCGTGGTGGCAATCGTCAGATAAACGGCTTTGGTTTTGCAAATGCCCTGCGTGTGGCAAATCCCATGTGCTGACCTGGGCGAATGTGAAATGGCCATCACCACACAAGCACGCGGAGGCGTGGTATGAATGCCCTGACTGTCATGCTCACTGGAATGACGATATGCGGCTGGAGGCGATCCGCGCCGGGGAATGGCGTGCGTCTGCTCCGTTCACCGGAATCCGTGGTTACTGGCTAAATGGGCTGAATAGTGTGTTCTCGGCCAAGAAGGGATACAAAACCAAATTGCACCAGTTCGCCGCCGAATTTTACGATGCGTTCAAAAAGGGAGAATCATCGCGCATTTCCTGGCAAAACACATTTTTATGCGAACCGCACAAGGAAGCCGGAGAGAAAATAGACAAAGCCTCCCTGCTGGACCGCTGCGAGAATTATGACGGCCAATCCCTGCCGGATAATATGCTGGTGGTTGGAGCGGCGG